TTGTAATCCAACCAGCAGTTCCCCCACCAACAATAACAATTTTCATTTTTACTTAACTAAAAAAAGTTGTATTAGTTTTGGTATTTCAATGGCGGCATAAAAACCGCATAAAACTAGAATGTCCCAAAACTTATACTTGATTGCAAATGGAACTACAAAAGCATTTCCAATACATTTTACAAGTAATCCAGATTTTGGATCTCCCCAAAGCAGGAAAAAGTATCCTGATAGGAGGAGAATATTACCGATGTATCTGAATACGTCAGTTTTTGACATAAAGGGGGTTTCTCCCGACCAGTGCTGTTATAGTCCGTCCGTGACTATTTTTCAATCAATCGTAAAACTTGTTAAGAGCGGCACTTACTTGACCGTTCATGCGTAATGCACCAACTAGCTTTTCATACTTTGCCTCAAGTTCGGCAAGTCTATTTTCTAATTCCCCTGATTCAGTTACAGTTGGTTCAACAGCAACTGGTTCAGGTTCTTCAGTGACAAGAGTAGGAATAATTTGCTCTTCTTCCACACTAGTGGTTGTGACCTCTACAGGTGCAGAAGTAGTTGTAGTAGTTCTTCTTCTTGACATTTGACTTTGTTAACTCTTGGAGTATTTAGTTTTCGTCGTCTCTTACATAGCAAGGAACTCTATCTGGGTCTAACCATTTTGCATACTCAATGTCTTCCATTGCAGTAGTACATTGTAAACCATTATCAAACAAATAAATGTCATTCCAACGTTTCGTATATTCGTTTTGTTTTTGTAAACGATAGTCTGGTTTTCCATTTATTTGAAGAATACCTGCCTCAATGAAGCGATATCCTTCTCGTTCTAGGAGAACTTTGGTTTTCATGCAACCTCAACAGATTCAAGATCAGCAGCGATAGTTTCCATCAAAATCTCATAATCATCCAAAGGATCACCAGAGAATACTACACCTTCGTTTTCGTAATAGCGACGAACCTTTTTGTAGAGTTTCGGATTCTTTACATCAAGGTAGAAATCGCCATTTGCTGCTCCGCGAAGAGTGGAAACGTCTTTCTTGAATTTTTCTGTAAGAGTCATTGTTTTGATTGTTGACCTTAGTATTATAAGGGTTTGACTTGGAGAAGTCAAGGTGGACAGTGTTGATTCTGTCTTTGTTTTGGACGCTGACCTGATGGGTACTCTTTCAGCAGAGGGAGGCGTCAGTCTTTTATATCCTAGCAAGCACCTTGCTGGAGTCCAATGCTCCTTGCGTGGATCGAACACGCCTCAGGCGAATTATGAGTTCGCTGCATTCACCAGATTGCTAAAGGAGCATTTGGTAGGACTGCGGAGAATTGAACTCCGTTCACACCGTTATAAGCAGTGGGCCTTAACCAATAGGCGACAGTCCCATAAAGATCACGAACCTTCTTCGTGATTGGTATGAATTTTAACTATCTCTTCAAAATCAATGTTCACTTCCTCACATATGCTAACAACTTCTTTGTAAGGAACTATAACTGCGTTTCCATGTTCACTTTTTATTATAAATGATTCCCCACTTTCAACTCTGTTCATTAGATTATCAAAATCTGATTGAAACTCTTCTATTGTAAAGGATTGCAGTTCGTTTAATTCTTGCATTTTCATAAAGTGATTATGAATCGGGGTGACAGGATTCGAACCTGCGACCTAATGCTCCCAAAGCATCCGCGCTACCAAACTGCGCCACACCCCGTCTTGATTACCTACTAATTATACTACTTCCGATGTCCCTTGTCAAATGGAGCCCAGTGCTGCCAGTTGTATTTGTGAATTGCCCAGATACCCATAATAGGTAACACAATCAGAATATATCCAAGAAATCCAAGTGTAATGGGGTTTTCTAATACCCATCGTGCAAAGTGTCCCATTAATATCCCCTCCAAGTCTTAAACTCAAAATAAAAATACTGGTCAAGAATACTATTATCCAGTGGTGCATTTTCGGTCCTATGTGCCCATTCAGCACAGAAGTCTATAATGCGGTGGTCATTTAAAGAACTGTGCCCCCACATTCTTACGAATGCTGATGCTGCAAAGTGATACCGCTGTCTAGTGTGCGGTTCCGTTTCCTTTATAATCTTCGGAATCATAGTATCCTCCCTTCTTTGAACCGAAGTAAAGTGTAGCAACTACAAATGGTATTGCTAATACTAAAAGAAATTTACCTAGTAAATGTGGCATTACATTCCTCCATTTCTGAATCCAATTATGTAACCAATAATGAGTCCACACATAAACGCCACAAACATGTAGAGCATATGAGACAGGAACTCAATGAATATTAACCAGTCCGTCGTCGTCATCATCGTCTTCGTATGTCGATGGTTCTTCAAACAATTCATCCATTTTTTGCTGCATTATTCTTTGTTGCAGTTCTCTGATGTCCTCTTCTGTAAATCTTACCACTAGTAACGGGTCTCCTGCTTTAACGTCGTTAAGTTCGGGGTGTTTTACTTTTGGACTTTTTGAATACCCATAATGAGCATTCATTATCATCCATCCCTGCACAATCATTGTGAGAGATATTGCCACAAGAACGAACCAAGGAACTAAAAAGATTAGTTCAGAGTGATGTTGAGCCATGGAAATACTGGTGGAATAACGCCTACCAATCTCAACAATCCTTCAGCAAATAAAGCAAGAACAACCCAACCAACGCACATAGAAATAATGGAAGCATTCCGATTGTGTCTGCGTATAGCAGCATCAATCATCTCCTGAACTTCAGAGCGAGTAATAAACTCTTCTTGTTCATGCATCATTTCTCATCTCCAAGAAACTTTGCTAAAGGGTCTCTTCTGGTCTTTACAATTTCAACTGCTCTTTTATAAAACATGTTGTCTGTATTGCCAGAAGTTTCAAAGGTTTCTTTGATCTTCACCCAATTATCGTAGGTGTGCTGATCCATTAGTTTATCCTTGTGATATTAATATATAATAATCACAGGATTTTGAAAGTCAACCAAATGTCAGTGTTCTGTAACACTGCTATACAGAAAACGAAAGAAAATATTAAATTGGTATTCTATGTAACGGAAAGGGTGGGATTCGAACCCACGGTGCTACTAACACGGCAGTTTTCAAGACTGCTACCTTAAACCACTCGGTCACCTTTCCAGGTTTTTAATTAACGAACTTCAAAGTCCAGTTTACGAACCTTGCGTTGTCTTCTTGCTTCTTGATAAGCAAGATCTGATGATGAGAGAACATTTTTTTGTTCTTTCTGTGTAGAGTTTACCATAACTACTCTACTCAAGTCAACTGCTGAAACACCATCACCCTTAACAGTCATCATATTAGGACAACCACAGGTCTGTGTTTTATTTGTACTAGTTAATTCTTTGCTGCAGTCTCTGCATCTTACGATAATCATAACTCATAAATCCTGTCATTGCGTGAATGACCTTAACATCCAGATAAATTTGCCGTGCTCTTCATTTAAATCATCAACAAGGTTAATTGTCCCTTTGGACTTTTGCTGTTCTGCTTCTTCTGATACTTGAGTTAGAAGATCTACAATCTTCTCATGACCTTCTAATAAATCACGAACCATACCCATAGTATCTAAACCACTATTTGCTTCAGAAATATGTGATACTTCTGTAATTCTTGATAGTGTAGGGACTGGTTTAATATTTAGATACCTCATATGCTCTGTGAGGCGATCTATTTGACCAAACATTGCCTCATATTGTTCCCCAAAGAGATCATGAAACTGCTTGAAATCATCACCCACTACATTCCAATGATATACCCAAGTCTTTTGAAATAGAACAAATAGACTTGCTTGAGTGTCGGAAAGTAATTTATATAGTGTTTCCATTATACTTTTTTTCTAAGTATTTATGAAATGGGCGATGAGGGATTCGAACCCCCGACCCTCTCCGTGTAAAGGAGGTGCGCTACCACTGCGCTAATCGCCCTAGGCTCCCCCGGCAAGATTCGAACTTGCGACCTGGAAATTAACAGTTTCTCGCGCTACCGCTGCGCCACAGGGGAATGTTCTACTACTTAGAACTTACAAAATCATTAATCGTTTCTGCTTGATTAAGAACATCCTGTAGAGTTGGAAACTCTGGATAATCCATTTTCACAGTGTTTGCAGAATTTGCATTCCAATAACGAGCAATATCTATTTCAATACTGTACTGATCATTTAGCATATTGTATGCTTGCTTAAAAATTTCGAAACGAAGTTCGTAAGGTGTCATAGTCATACCTGTGTTTGTGTGTAGTGTAGAGAACTTACGTTCTCAAGCGGAATACCGGATTCGAACCGACGACATTCAGCTTGGAAGGCTGACGTTCTACCACTGAACTAATTCCGCAGGTGGAAAACACGAAGGGGTGGTGGTGGTCTTCGTGTTTTCCATATGACAATCATAAACTATTTTCATATGATTGTCAAGTGTCGTTGAAAGGACTTGAACCTTCATGGATTGCTCCACTGGAACCTAAACCCAGCGCGTATACCAATTCCGCCACAACGACTTGCTCCTCTGGCTGGGAATCGAACCCAGTTTCCATGTGTGTTGTCCACCCGTCCTTACCAATAGACTACGCAGAGGATGATGGAGTAAGTGTAATATACCTCATCAGGATATAACAGTGACTTACCCTCTATCACTTTTATATATGGAGATAAACTCCAACGACTCAAGTAGGACTCGAACCTACGACCGACTGCTTAGAAGGCAGTTGCTCTATCCAACTGAGCTATTGAGTCATGAGACAATCATACTAGTTCAAGATTTGATTGTCAAGTGGGTGCCGTGTGGTTGTGAATCTAAATCAATCCTCTTTGATAAGCGCCCCACTGCATCTTATCTTAAGTCTTGAACCACGGCATATTCTATTTTACAGGTTCTTGGGTACAATCGTCAACCCATGGAGCACAGAGTCTCATTTCACCACCAAGTAATCTTTGAGCTTCAGAGTTATCTGGAGCTTTCTCTATCAACCGTGGCAAAGGTACTCTAGGTGTACTTGCGTCTTCTGTCAAGCGTTCATACTCTCTGATTGCTTTATCCACATCCCTCTTGGTTCTCCTGTCCACCACACCAGGGTCTTGGAGCAGGATATCGTTGATTATGGTTTGGGGGAACAGAGACCTCTGCACCTCGTCTAGAAGGTCCCAGAGGCGCTCCTGAGGCGCTCCTGTGCATTGGGAAAGGGTTGCTACGATACCACTGAGTATGACGCTTATAAGGATTATCTGCTTCTTATCTGGTTTCTTCTTACCGAAGTTAAAATTAAACATAAAAAAAGAGGAGTAGCAACCCCTCTCTATTTATTATTTTAATCAAATCCTCTTGCTTTTGCATTAGCCGCCATTCTTGCTCTGAATTCTCTTTGTCTTTCCATTTTTGGCGTTTCTATTCCCTTTTCCTTAGCAAGTTTTTCAACAGCACTTCCTTGTCTTGCTACTCTTCTCTTTGCAGCAACAATCTCTTTTTCACTACCATAATCTTGAATGCTTCCACCTTTACCAACTGCCTTTTGAGGAGAGTGATAACCATCTGCGCCTCTATGGGGAATACCTTTCCCTCCTTTAGGTCCATCTGTTTGAGCTATGTTTCTTGGATCACTACCATGAAACTTACCACTTTTAGCGTCTTTTTCTCTTTTTTCTCTTCTTTGTTCTGGGGTTAATCCTTTAAACTCTTTGGCAGATTGGGAAATAGGAGTTAGATGGTGGTGTTCTTTACCTCTTCCCTTGATTGTAGTTGCTTTTGTATCACCTCTTCCTTTTTGTTTAGGGTCTAAATCCGAATCAACATCAGAAAGTCTAGAAGACCTATTTTGTTGTTGACTAGTTCTTGATGATTTCTTTTTAAGTCCATATCTCTGAACCCCATTATTATCCCTACCAATAGTTCCAATTATATAATCACTAGGGTTTTCTTTAGAATCCAAACTTGCCTTTACTTTATCCCACCTTGACTTTTCTATATCACTACCACTTTCTGGTCTGTTGACTTCTAAAATATCAATCCACTCACGAATCCTATTAACAGTAACTCCAGTTCTCTTACTGGTTTTAGTATTATGAGTTTTTCCATACATTCTAGACCTAGAATCACTAGTAGGAGTTGAAGTTACAATATCTCCAGATTTTGCTCCTGCCTTTTTAAGATTATCAGAAACTCCTTTAGTAACTTCTTTCCTAAAACTTCTTCCTTTCGTCATAGTACTAGAATTATCATCATTATAAGTTCTTTTCTTATTCACAGCAACATCGTGAACTGGTCTTGGTGTTCTATCTCCACCCAATTGCTTTCTAATTTGTTTTGCTTTAAGTGCCCTTTTACTTGTTGGTTTATTTCCTTTTGGTCCTAGATTTCCGATCTTTGATGTCGCATAATCAGATTGATTTGCATAAGTACCAGTTTCCGTATCGTGATGAGATGATGTAGAAGTTTCCGTCCATTTAGTTTTACGCCCACCTTTACCAGTTACGGGCCTTGGAGACCTACTAAATCCAGCTTTTGAAAGTGCTGCTCTATTTGAGTTATCTTGTCTTTGTTTATTTCTATCAGACCTATTTGCCGATGGTCCACGAGAAGATACTCTTCTCCTTCCACTTTCACCAGTTGAAGATTCACAAAGTTCTAAAAATTCCGTAAAAGTTATCATTTTTCTTTAACTTTTAAAATATTTATAAAAAAGGAGGGTATCTCTACCCTCCTTCATTTATTATTCTATTGTATCAAACCTCTACCGTGATCAGTCGGTTAGCATAGTCATAAGCATATGAAGTGCGGGCACCATGATGCCCCCAACCAATCCAACTATACGCATAGTTCATGTAACGATCGATAGACTTACCAGGAGTTTTCATCCTGTCCTCAATTCGTTGCCATTGAACCTCAGTCGTTAGATAACGAAGTTGCGTGTGAAGTGATGATGGTGAACCACCATACTTCTTAGCAAAATCACCCAATCCATAATAACGATTGGCAGATGTCCATTGAATCAGTCCGTAACCACGTCCGCAGTTACTCCAACTGGTTCTGCTACCACCTTCACAAATGTTAGGAACAAAAGTTGATTCCTGACGAATATTGCCCAT